AGAAAAATAGAAAAACGGGATGATGTTATAGCAGCCATAATCGCCATTATTATAATCGGACTTGCAATGGTTGGACTAGGAACATTAGTTAGTTTGATTTGGAGGTAGACCATGAAAAGCCATGAAGCTGAACTAAATCAAGCAGCATCTAATTGTATAACTGGTGTCACTACAGGGCTAATCACAATTAATAACAACATAGAACAAGTCCATCAACCTAAAGTTGTGTATAAACCATGCAGGAATTGTGGAGGGGTTGGAAAATTAAAAGCTGGTCAGTTAGCAATTGACCCTTCGTCAGGAAGAACAGTGCAAGCACCATATACGTTAGTCAATTGTAAAAAGTGTGGTGGATTTGGCTATGAAATAATAATTAAATAATGGAGGAGTCGAATGAACTTAAATAAAGACTATTACCGTTACATTGAGCGTGAGCTTTATAACTATAGAAACAGCTCCAAGGAGTTAAAAGAAATTCAGGATGACATCATAAACGCTTCACCATCGCCATCAGGAGAAAGGGTACAGTCAAGCACATTATCTGATGAAACAGCAACTAAGGCGATAAGACTAACATCCAATGCAAGATTAAGCCAACTAGAAAGGACAATGAAGGGAATTGAGACAGGGATAAGAGTGCTAAAGGGTGATGGGGAACAAAATAAATATAAACTTTTAGAGATGAAATACTTTGATTGTGAGTATACAGATAAAAGAATAGCCATGGAGCTGAACATAAGTGATAAGACATACTACAGGTGGAAAAATCAGATCATACACTTAATGGCTATCTTCATCGGGTTAGCGTAGATTGTCCAAAATATGACAGTTTCGGACCCTAAATCAGTGGTATATTGGATTAATAGAAGTATGTAAGCAACCGACATACCTCCGAAATTAAGAGTTGCATGAATTACAAAAACCCTAGCAGCAATGCCAGGGTTTTTATTATACCTAAAGTAAGGGGTGAGAGCTTTGGCCAAAGAATGTGACAACAAATATATATGTACACGTTGTGGAAAGACAACTGCAGGAATTACTGGAGAGATTGAATACACGATAAGAGAAGGTAAATATTTGGGTTGTATGCATTGTGGAATGAAGCTCGAATACCCTTATAAAGATATTAAGAAGTGTATGGATCATGAGAAGTACAAGATCGTAAATGGCGTGGTAAAGCAGAAGAGGTGAGAGAGATGAAAGAGTTAAGTTTAATAAAAAATAGAGTAGTTAGAGGCGAAGTTGATCAGATTATCATAATAGCCAATAGTAAGCAAAGTGGGGAGAATCTTGAGAAGTGTCTCAAAGAAGAATTTACTGATTATAAGTTGTCGTATAAGATAATCACTAATTTCAAAATGAGCATTGGAATTTCTTACGATATTAAGACGGTCACAATTCTATGGGGCTCTTGGTGGAAGAATAAAAAGATGCTTGAATACGTGAAAGATACTCTTATAAATATACCAGGAGTTAGATCGCTAAGTTCGATAGAGCATAGATGGTTATACGATGCTTAGGTCATGTAAGTATTGCATGAGGGTACACGATACTAAGATAGATTGTGGACGTAAGCCACCACCTATATACTTCAAGCGAGACAATGAGAAGGATAAGTTTAGGCAGACATCAGCGTGGCGACACAAGAGGGAAGAGATACGGATAAGAGACAATCAACTATGTCAGGTCTGCATTCGTAAACTATATGACACCTTAGATCAATACACATACAACGATGTCAGTGTACATCATGCTAGATCATTAGCAACAGACTTTGATAAGCGATTAGATAATGACAACCTGATAACGATATGTGGTTATCACCATGAGATGGCAGAGCAAAGCAGGATTCCATATAAAGAAATCAAGAAAATAATCGACGAACAAGAGAACAAATGTACGTAAATATCTAAAACGTACCCCCGGGGGCATTTGAGGGTAAATTTTGAAAAGTTAATCTACCAAACAGTGCCTCTACATAGACAATTTATTCCCAAAATGGAGTTTGAAAGGAGGTGGCGGTATGTCGGGAAGACCACCAAAGCCATATTTAGTATTAGCAGCCGAGAAAAAATCCCACTGTACCAAAGCTGAATTGAGACAGCGGGACCAAGGAGAGAAAGCTTTACTCAGTGGATCTAGCTTGAAAGAGCGGCTTGAAGTAAAGAATAATGTTCAAGCCCACAAGGAATTTTTAAGGCTATCCAAGTTATTGAATACCTTAGAGAAGAATGACTCCATCTATGAGCCGGTCATTAACCGATACTGTTTAATTCAAGCAGAATGCAATGACCTTGAAGAACAGAAAATATATTTTTACAACCTGGTGAAAGAACTTAAAGAGTCATTCAAGAATGTTGTTGAAGAAATAGAAGATCGTGAATCCGCTGCATTAATGTTAATGGATCACTCCAGGCAAATGGCTGTTATGCAGAACGGAATCATCAAACTTGATGCTAATCTTCAGACAAAAAGAAAGATGCTCCTTGATATCGAGCGTGAAAGCATCATGACCATTGCTTCAGCACTAAGAAATGTACCGCGTAAAGTTGAAAAGAAAGAAAATCCACTAGCGAAAGCCTTGGCAAATGATTAACGAGGGCAAAGCTTACAGATATGCATTGTGGTGCATCGAGGAAGACAACAATTACGTGGGAGTTTATGTAAAGAAGCAAGCTCAACTCTGGCTGAATATTGCGGATGGCTTAGATGATGAAGCATTTATTGATGAAAAAGCATATTCGAAAATATGTAAGCTGCTTAAAATTATGATTCATCCTGATTTGTTATGCAGTATGTACGATGGCTTGGAGGATTATGCATGGTTTTTAATCACGGCGGTGTTTTGCACCAAGCTAAAGAATGATGAAGATAAAGACATCCGGTATTATGTCACAGCACTGTTAGAGATATGCAGAAAGAATTTTAAAACATTTAATTCAGGAGTCATTTTTATTTTATTAATGCTGACTGAGAATGCATTCAGCAGATTCTTTTCCGTGGCTCCTGATTTAAAATTATCGAGCGAACTTAAAATGGCAATTAGAAAAATCATAAAGGTAAGTCCAGCATTGTATGATCCAGATGAACCAGCGTTTAAAATATTGAGAAGTCAAATCATTTGCCTACTCAACGATTCTGAATACACGCCTTTGGCATATAGCAACGATGGTATGGATGGTAAGCTTGCTAATGCGTTCCTGGCTGATGAAGCAGGAGCTATGGACGATTATCCAGTTGAAGCAATGAGATCCTCACAGATTACCTTGTTTAATAAACTAGGAATCATCATTAGCACACAATACCCAAACGATAACAATGTCATGATTGATGAAGTAGATATAGCAAAGAAAACACTAGACGGCCTCATGGATGATAAACGATATTTTGCTTTACTCTATGAGCCTAACGCTGAATATTCCACCGGCGACAAGTGGCAAACAAATGATACCATTATTTATCAGTCCAATCCGGTGGCTTATAGTCATAAGTACATCTTTGACGAAATCAGAAAGAAAAGAACTTTAGCTATCCTTTATGAAAACAAAAGAGAAAACTATCTATGCAAGCACAACAATATTAAATACAAGGGGCTTGGCGTAGAGGGATACATCGAAATCACAAAGGTGAAAGAATGTGTTACAGTTGAAAACCTTGAGTTCTGGAAAGGAAAAAGAGTTTATCTCGGTTTAGACTTAGCTTTGACGGATGATAACGTGGCCTTGGCCATGGTGACTGAAGATGATGACATGATTTATAGCAAGGTGTTTGGATTCATACCGACTGGAAGAAAAGAATTTAAGATGAATAAAGAGCATGTTGACTATGACAAACTCATTAAAGACGGTGTGTGCTTTGCGTGTGGTGACGAGGTGATTGATTACTCATTCATTGAGGATTTTATCATTGGAAATTTAGAACGTTCTGAGGGCGAATTAAAGGGCATACAAGAGAAGTATGGTGTTGAGATAGTACAGATAGGATATGACAGATGGAATGCAGTAAGCACGGTCCAGAAATTAGAAGCTGCAGGTTTTGAGTGTGTGGAAATCAAACAGCACAGTTCAGTTTTACATATGCCTACTAAGTTATTGAGAGAATATATCCTCAAGAAAAAGTTTAGGTATGACGAAAATAGAATGCTTGAAATCAATTTTCAGAATGCACGATGTACAAAAGACACTAACGAAAACTCATATGTTAATAAAAAGAAATCTGCCGGTAAGGTGGATGAAGTTGTCGCATTGATTAATGCGACTTATTTATTGCAACAAGATATGTTATTCGGAATCGATGATTTCGGAGTGCAAGTATTTTAAAGGGGTGAACCAATGGGATTATTTAATCGAAAGAAAATAGAGGAAAGAGCAGATCCAGTTACGCCACCAGTCGATAATGTTTTGCTAGAAGCATTGTTAGGCAGAACAACATTGACTAAAGAGCAAGCCTTAAACATTCCTAGTGTGGTGGGGTGTATAAAATACGCTGCTGATACAATATCAATGCTACCAATTAAACTGTATCAGGAAAAAGACGGTAAGGTTACTGAGATTAAAGACGATCATCGCCTGAAATTGCTCAACGATGATACAGGCGATACGCTTGACGCAGTTCAATTTTGGCGCGCAATGGTCACGGATTATTTTTTGGGCAAGGGCGGATATGCTTATATAAAAAGAAGTGGGAACAACATTGAAAGCCTGCACTATGTCGATGACGTAAGTGTAAGCATCACAACAAACACTGATCCGATTTTTAAAAACTACAGTATTTTAGTGAATGCAAATACCTATATGCCACATGAGTTTGTGAAAATACTAAGGAACACAAAAGACGGTGCTTCAGGTAAAAGTGTTATCGATGAAAGCTCAACCGTTTTAAGTGTAGCTTATCATTCGTTAGTTTTTGAAGAGACCTTAGTCCAAAAAGGTGGAAACAAGAAAGGATTTTTGAAGTCATCCAAGAAACTCACTCAAGAAGTTATGGATGCATTAAAAGCCGCATTTAAAAAACTGTACAGCAATAGTACAGACAACGTTGTGGTACTAAACGAGGGAATAGATTTCCAAGAAGCTTCTAACACTTCTGTGGAAATGCAATTGAACGAGAACAAAAAGACCAACGCTGAAGAAATTTGCAAGTTGTTTTTGTTTCCGGTCAATGTCATTAGTGGCACGGCATCCGAAAAAGAATATTCAAACGCGTTTAAGATGGGAATCCTCCCTCTGCTCCGAGCAATCACAAGCGCAATAAACAGGGACATGCTACTCGAAAGAGAAAAGCAGTCCTTTTATTTTGCCTTCGACACGAAAGAAATGCTTAAAGGCAGCATAAAAGAACGGTTCGATGCCTATAAGGTAGCAATTGAAAGTGGATTTATGAAAATTGATGAAGTTCGATATATGGAAGATTACGAAGCGTTTGATATCGACTGGATCAATGTAGGACTTAATTCGGTGTTATATGATACCAAAACAAAGTCTATATACACACCAAACACTAATGTTCAAACGGATATGACAGATATTAAGAAGCTCGAAGAACCTGAAGAACCTGTAAAAGAGGTGACACAAGATGATCCTAGCAATTGATTTTGATGGAACGTTATGTCAGAACCTCTTTCCAAAAATAGGGAACCCCATTAAACCGGTTATCGACTGGTGCAAGGAACGGAAACAGGCAGGAGACAAGCTTATCCTGTGGACTTGCAGAACAAAAAGCCAACTGCAAGAAGCTGTTGATTGGTGCAAAACTCAAGGATTGGAATTTGATGCGGTTAATGAGAATCTCGATGAAATTATAAAAAAATATGGCGGCGATACTCGAAAGATACAAGCCGACCACTACGTCGATGATAAAAATTTAAGCATCAAAGAGATATTGGGAAAGGAGGTGATAAATGTGAGATGCGAAATTAGGGCAGACGGATTGCATATATCTGGATACGTCAATGTGCCAGGAAAAATGAGCCGACCTGTAATTACAGGAAACGGTCAAAGAGTCATTGAAGTTATCGAAGAGAGGGCGTTTCAAAAGTCTCTCGATACTACTGACGATGTAACAATGCTGCTTGATCATCGAGCCGATAAGCTCTTAGCCAGTACGAAAACAAAAACTCTTGAACTTCGAGAGGATTCAATCGGTTTACATGCAAGCACGGTGATAACAGATCCTGAAACAATAGCCGGTGCAAAAGCTGGAAAGCTAAAAGGTTGGTCGTTCGGGATGAAGAACATCGTTGATTCAATCGAAGAACGAGGAACAGACCTCCCACTCAGACATGTGAAAAGTTTTATCTTGGACCATGTGTCGTTAATCATGAACAAGAATCCGGCTTATGCTGCAACATCCGTTGAACTTAGGGGAGACGATGAAAGCCTAATGGAAATGAGAGCAAGCGATTCAGATCTTGAGATGGTTGAAACACCTAAAAAAGTAATTGATTATACCCAGTACGAAGAACGGATTAATAAATTCAAATAAGAAAGCGAGGAATACAAAATGAATTTAAAGAAACTTATGGAACTAAGAAATGACAAGGTGGTTGCACTTCAGGCACTAATGAACGTCGCTAAGACGGAAGAAAGAGCCATGACCACAGAGGAAAACACAAAGTTTGAAGCACTTGAGGGCGAAATTGCAAGCCTTGATGTGACAATTAAGGCTGAGGAAAGAGCCACTAAGCTTGCTATTGGTGCTGTTAAAGAAGACAAAAAAGAAGAAGTAAAGGTTGAAGAAGTCGAACAGAGAGCATTTGCGGATTATATCAGAGGCGAGATCACAGAGAACAGAGCTGAGACTCTCAGCAAGTCTGCTAATGGCGTGGTTATCCCTAAGACTATTGCAAACAAGATCATCGAAACAGTGAAAGAACTGTCTCCTATCTACGCATTGGCCACAAAGTACAATGCTAAGGGCGAGCTCGTGTTCCCAGTTTATGACGAGACTACCGAAGCTAT